AGTGGACCGATGTATGACTTGATCCCAGCGACTATCCTAAGGGACGTCGTAGGTCAAGGTTACAACGGCCTCACACATAGACTATTGCCTATGTGTGGGCCGATACATCCCGAAACTGGTAGAGTGATATATCACCTACCGCAGGGATCTCTGATACGAGATAGCTACGATAGTAGCAAGCGACATATCAGGATATTCTTAACCCGAGATCTCGGTTTAAGTGTATCTTTGGTCAATCAGATCGTAAATCTACGAGAAATTGACTACAGGAGAATCGAAGATGTCATATCTGGCATGGTCGATTCCCTATGGCTTGTAGATGAACTATTGTTCACATACAAGTCACAATCTCTCAGAACAATCAAAAGATTGGTCGGAAAGATATACAATGTGGGGGCAAGATCTGCCCACACACTTGTAAAACAGTGGAAGGAATGGGGTAATAACCTCTTCCACACTGCAGCTGAGACAGAGCTGATAGGGGATACCCTACCGCTCGCTCTCAATAATATCTTCCGAAGGTTGGAAAGTATTCCAAGAATCGGAAGATTGAGGTATGCAAACGGTTCGAAAGATTTTACGGACCTTGCACACCTAATTTCGTCCCGCCAGATGCCATATATGGGATCTCGCACGGCGAAAGAATCCTGGAGTAAGTTCGAATCCGTTCTTACTTCGGATTTTAAGCCTGATGAGCGCATTTATAATGAGCTCATATTGGCTGCGCGTAGGATTGGAGGGATCTGTAGATCCATCCGTCCTAGGCGAATCCCGGATGGGAGTGCTCACATATCTGTGACCTCCTCCGGTGAGTACAGTTTCCCGCGTTCTGCCGGTGGGCAGGCGGAAGCTGTAATGGACGCCATGAGAAGAATTCTTCTCAGGGTTCCAGAACATGACGAAAAGGAGAATACTCCCTTTGGCCATGTTATCCATAGAGAGGGAATCCATATCTGGAAAACTCTCTATAGAGACGAGGACTCATACGAAAGAGTACTTCCACATGAGTTCTTGGAACCTGTCGAGGGGATATATCCCGTCGAACAGGTTGGACGCTTCTGGGGACTTGATGAAGTCACCGGGAAGCAGATTATGTACTGTGCATGGAAGGAACGAGAGTTCTTACCATCAGTACGGGCGGAACTTGTCCCAGAAATGGGAGACAAGGCCCGTTTTGTGACACTCTCTCCCTATTGGTTGGGAGTGTTACAAGCGCCTCTAGCCCACCTATTGGTGGATGCTATGAGGTGGCACCCCTCTGTTTTCTCAAGCTTTGTCCGACAGGACCAAGCTTGGGAAGCATATAGGTCCCTATCTAATAAGATGGGACCATTGCCCCAGGGGGTTTCAGTGCTTTCTAGTGACCTAACGGACGCTACAAATGCACAACAGCAGAAGTTGACAACAGATATGTTGAAGGCTTTCTGCTATGGCTATGGACTCCCCAAATATGAGGAGTACATGCAACTCGCACTGGATACTATTGGATCCAGGCTCGTTGAGAGATCTGGTGAACTGTCGTTCACCACGACCACGGGAATAATGATGGGGGAGCCTCTAGCGAAGCCCGCCCTAACATTACTAAACCTCGCCATAGAAGAACTATCGTTCCTCCAATATATTGGAAGGCGAGATTTATTACTTAAACCTCATCCAAGTCCCTATAGGGAATGGAGGTTTATTCATATTGGCGGGGACGACCACCTAGCGGTGGGTCCCAGCGAATATCTTAACCTGATAACAAGTAATCACTTGCGAGCAGGTTCCCACATATCGGGAGAGAAACATGGTTCCTCTCGGTTATGTGTAAAATACACTGAAAGGGTTATCCTATTGGATAACCTCAGGAGAGGAGAGATATATCCCTCCGCAGAGAATCTCTGCCTCCTGGATACAGTGAAAGTAAGACTCCTTGAGACCGGACTATCGACCGGTATCAAGAAGGATAACAAGAATGTGGCGATTGGTAAATCGGCACAGCTTGTGAAAACCCTCGAGTGGTTACCCGAGGGTTTTTATACGAGGAGCAAGGTCCGTTCCATTAGGAACCTCTTTATTAAGAGAATGGGCCCTTTCCTTCCTAGTAAGGATAGGAATCCTCGATGTTTTTACGCAACCTTCCTGCCTAGTAAGGTAGGGGGTTACGGACTAGGGTTTAGGGACGAATTGTCCATGGCCCTAGAAGCGTCTCCATGGCCACATAAGTGGCTCTTTGCGATGGCAAACATTGGAGTCGATGTGAGTGATTGGCTTCCGGTATTCCGGAGGCTTAACACTAATACCTCAGTTCGGGGGATAGAATCTATCGCCGAAATGAGGCAAGATATTCGGAGAGAGCTAGAAGCTTTCCCTGAATATATTGGAGGGTTTAGGTTCCGCGAATTGCGGAACCGATACCCTGGTTACTCATCTGCACGCCAGACTATTGTCCGGGCTCAGGAGGATGGAATATATTCCTTCCATGAGTATGCAAACAGATCTGCGAGAGGATCTCTCTTTCAGGCTCTGTTAATGGGACGGGAAAAGAAACGAGAGTTTAATACCCGTCCCTTCGTCAAGACTTATCGCCAAATATGGCGACAGCTTGAAGAAGAA